ACGTCGAGCTGGCGCTGGGCCTCACTCATCGCTTGGCTATAGGTAGCCTTATCGACGCTGAGAACGACTTGAACTTGTCCAGCTGGCATCTATTTTCCTTTCTTCGCAGCTGCGGTCACTTCGTCTTTGAGCACAGTGGCGATCGTGTTGGCCACCTCGGCTGCGGTGGCTTCATAGGCCTTGCGGATAAAAGGATGCGCAGCCACGCTTCCTACCTCTTTGCCGGGCCCCTTCGTCTTGCCATTCAGGAGCAACCTCGACCGCCCTCCACGGACCAGACGGTGGCCATATTCCACCCACCCCGCGACATGGCGAGTCAATTTTCCGGGGCCGACGATGGCAGATATCTCGCCTTGATCGCTGCGCGTCATCGTTACGCCGATGTCAGCCTTCAGCGCACCGGGAGGCAGCGTCCCCCCGCCCGTCTCATTGACCGGAGCCAGCTCCTCTATGGCTGCCTTCTCGATAGCCGCACCAGCGCGGAGAGCTGTACGGATGGCACGCTCAGCAGCCGTCGTGCTGAGGTTTTCAAGCATAGCCTTCGTCTCGCTCAGTCCCTTGATATCGATTGAGATTCCGTCAGGCATGAATGGCCGCTATCTTTCGGATGGATTGATTGAGACGGTCTACGATGTCCTGTCGCCTCTTCTTCGTCATGCGGACAGGTTTCGGCGCGGCGGATTTCGCCATCTTGCGCCACTGACTCGGCATGAAATCTGGAGGCGATGTCGGTTTTTTCGTGGGCCTGAAGCCGGTGTTTGCAACCCACGATGTCAGCTGAGCGAAGAGAAACTCCTGCGACTCGGTGTGCGAGCGATGGCGCTTGAGGAGCGCGTCGAATTGCCGTGGAGTTATTGCATAGAAATCATCAGCAGTAAGCCCGAGGTCGTACCGAGCAACAGACCAGAAATGCAGCCATTTATCTTGCGCCGGGGCTACTCCGGCTCTATGGGGTCCGCCTTCTTGTCCTCGTCGGACGGATCGGCCAGGGAGGCGATGTAAGCTCGGGTGATGCCCTCGAAGATTGCTCCGAGATTCTTCAGAGTCACCAGGGATGCGACCTTATCCAGCGTGATCTTTGGCTGATGGGTGATCAGCGCCGCATACAACATCGGCACCACTTTGAGTGCGTCCATGCTTGACAGGTCAAGCGCGTGCAGCAGGTTGCACTCTACGCCGGCGTCACGCAGGTGCTTCTGCGCCAGAGCGAGCGCACCGAAGCTAAAGCAGAGATAGAAGGTCTCTGTGCCGAGCTTGATTTCGACTTTGGGCAGCGCGGGATCGATCTCGGGATTACCTGCAATCTTGATAGTCTTTGCCATAATGCTCCAGATTCATAGGCCGCCCCCGCTACAGAGGCGGCCCGAATGGTTAGGTGCCAGGTGTAAGCACAACCGAGTTGAGGTCAATCGAGAAGGATGCCTGCGAGACCTTCGTCTGCGAGATGTCGAAGCCTCCAGCCTCGGTGACGATTCCACTCAGGGCGTAAGAGTCTCCAGCTGTGGACTGGCTCAGCAGCGGCTGCACCGGGAGCTGGAGCTTGAAGTCGTAAGCGACTCCCGACTTCATCGCGGCCAGGAGTGCCATCTGACCCGCGTTGTTCGAGACATTGTTGTACGTTCCCGACAGCGTGCCGTAGTCGAGAATGGTACCCAGCTTCTGCGCGACCTGACCGGAGTCGAAGTTGGTGTTGTTCGTGGTGCCCATCTTCCACCCGTCGAACTTGAAATCGTTGAGTTCGCCGATGGGCACATACGTCTCGGTTCCAGTGGTGCCGGTGGGTGAGCCGATAGACAGAACTGTTCCTGCTCCAAGGACGGAAGCCTTGGAGGCGACTGGCGTAAAAGTCATAGGTAATGCTCCTGTGGGATATCAGTTGAGAAACGTGAAATAGACGTAGTACTCCGACATACATCGGAAGTCCCGCGGATACTCCTCGATCGAAAAATCAATTGGCTCAGGATTGATCAGCTGTGCCTTCTGGATGAACAATCCACTGTTCAGCACCCCTCGATAGCCGTTGAGGAGCTGGCGAAGAAGATCCAGAGCATTGGCTGCCTGCGTTCGCGTCTCTCCGAAGGCATCGAACTGGATGCGCACCTTCTGCCAGCCAGATGTATCGAACGTCGGATTCGAAATACCGCTTACGGTCTGATAGCTCATCACCGGCCTGCACACGCCCTCTGGCAGCGACACCTGGTGAATCCCACCCGGCAAAGCTCCTGTCAGCGCAGCATTTCCAGTCAACAGTGGGAATAATGCCTCGTTCAGCATCCGGCACCGCCGTTGATCTCGAGGCACGTCAAGTTGACGACCCGGTTTCGCTCCTGTACGTTCTCCACGGTCTGGACGACGAAGGTACGCGCCCCAAACAACACCCGCATGCCGCCCGCAAGGGTCACGCTTGCACCCGGCCAGCGAATCGTCACCAGATGACTCACCTGCGCGACGAACCGTGCCGCCGTGCCCGCCTGGTACATCTCCCGCGATGAGGTTGTAGCAATCTTGGCCATCGTGGTGAGCACCATATTCCAACTCAAGCTTTGCTCGCCCGTCTCCGGATCCTGCGAGGCCGACTGCGCCTGAATCGAGATCTGGTGGCGCAGTGGTCCGGGATTGATCGCCAGCGGATCGCTGGAGATCGTTTGATTGCTCCCCATTTAGAACCTCAGATCTCGATAGGCATGAAGGAGAGCCTTCACCGCCGAAGGAATCATCGTGTCATCAGGCAACCGGCATTCATACCATTTGCTGACTAGCATCATGATCGCAACCCCGATCATGGCCGGTACCGGATCGCCCAGATAGGCTTCTGCGTCGGTCACATCCATAACGGCGTTTTCCGCTAGCGTTCCCACTCCCGACACGACAGATTTGATCGTCGTGGAGAGCGTAGCGCCGTAAGCCCCGGCTCCGGGTATAGAGATGGGCAAACCGACATCCTCCGGCGCAAAGGCGTATCCAGTAACCGTCGGCGATCCCTTCGCAACGCTGAGATCAATAGTCGCCCCATAACCGGTCACAAAATCAATGCGAACCGCATTGCCGATCACCTGGGCGACTGGCCAGAACTGGCCGAATGGCGGCATCAGGCGTGCGGGGTTCGAGTCGAGATCGGCAACATACTGCGTTTGCGGAATTACATCCGTCGACTGGCCATTCTGATCGGTATAGGTGAAGGCAGCAATGCGATGCACCGGTGGGTATGGAAGCTGAATCGCATAGCGCAGGCCCGCCAGAACTGCATTCGCGCCGCTAGCGAAGACCGCGGCATAGTGGGATGCCCCGCCCACCACACGGCCATCGATATACCCCGGAAAGAAGTCCATCTCGAGGCGAACGGTTTGGTAGATGAAGCGCCGCCGCGTATAGACCTCCGCCCACCTCCGCGCCGCCTGGATAAGCGACGTGATCAGTGAATCGTCATCCGTGAAGCCGCTATCCAGGCGCAGGAATTGCTTTGCATCCGCGAGCGACACCGGTTCCGACGCTGGTTCAATGATGGTGACTAGAGCCATTGGCTAGACGGCCTCGTCGTTCGATTCGATTGCACTCTCTGCCGGCTCAGTTGCCGCATCGTCCTGCTGCTCGGCTGCACTCTCTGCCGGCTCAGTTGCCGCATCGTCCTGCTGCTCGGCTGCACTCTCTGCCGGCTCAGTTGCCGCATCGTCCTGCTCGGCTGCACTCTCTGCCGGCTCAGTTGCCGCATCGTCCTGCTCGGCCGCAGCAGCCTTATAGGGTTCAGCCACCCCGGATGCAATCCAGGCCTTGGCGAGATCCTTGTGCAGGTTCGGCGTGTCGCCAGGAGCAAAGGAAAAATCAGAAATCTTATAGACCGGCTGAGCATGGCCGGAGATCGAGACGAGCATGCGTATTCGCATAGCAAATCCTTCCTTACATTCAGGCTAGAGAAGAGATACAACGGCAAGCGGTCCGAGATCGAACCGCCCGCCGCTGTTGATTGAACTGCAGGCTAGGTTGCGGAGTTGACGAAGACAGCAACCGGATGCGTTCCGGCATCGAGCAACTGGCCGTCCGCGCGCAGGAAGGCCATAATGCCCACCTGCAGGTAGTCGGCGTAGCGTTCGGTGAGGCGCATCATCGTGGTTCCACCGGCAACCTTGCGGTATTTGTATTTGGTGAGATCGCCGAACAGGATCGAGTCCGCATTCGCGGCCATCACCGGCATATCATTGTTGATGATGTAGGGATGGTCGAGAATCATCGGCTCGGCGCCCTGCCCGAAGCTCGCCGTAAGCGCAGGCTGCCACAGAGGACGGTTCGCGCTGTCGACGAGCTTCTTCAGCGCCTTCAGGGTCGAGTCATGGAACATGTACTTGCCCTTGGCGCGGTAGAGCGGATCGACCGCGTGCTCGAGGTCAACCAGGTTGTTGTAGGTGACGGAGGTGGCTCCGCCAGTTGCCGCCGTGACGGTGTTCCCGGCCGCAACCGCTGCGGTGACGACGCCGTTTGGCTCCCCGATTCCGGACCCAACCGTCAGTTTGGTGTTGAGCAGACGGCCGATGCGCTCGCCGAGCGCATTCGCAACAAGGCTGTTCACGTCGAACACGGCATCCTGCAGGAGCGCCAGCGGAATCAGCACGATATCCGAGCTGAAGATATAGCTGCTGAAAGCCACCTGATTGAAGGTCAGGGCAGTGTTCGTCACCTGCGTGTTGATACCGATGATGCGACCGGTGTTGGTGGTGTCGTTCATCGTCGGATAGTCGAGCGGATTGCCGCTTCCGGTCTCCAACGTTCCGACGTTACCGAGGATGCCGCCATAGTATTTCAGGGCGACTTCCAGATCGCGCTCGAGGTCAGTCGGAATCAAGTATCCGCCGCCGCTTGTGGTCAGTGTCTGCGCCGCGTTCTTGACGAAGCGAGACTGCAGCATCTGCTTCTGCTCTGCATCGAGGCCCTCCGTGCCATTCGCAAGGAAGTTGCGGAATGCCGAGGAGTACTTCTTCTCCTCCACAGCCTTCGCATCACCCGCGCCCGCATCGACCTGCGTCGGACCAACTCCGATATTGCCGGCAGGGACGATGCTTAGGCCGTTGTGGATCTTCTCTGCCTTCTCAGCCACCGCGATGCTTTCTTCGTTCGCCGAATAATCGGTCTCCAGCTTGTGGAACTGCTCGCGCTCGGCGGAGGTTAGCCCGCGGTTTCCTTCGGCCTTCGCCTTCTCCACGATCCCATTCATCTGGACCGAGAGACGCACATTCGCTTCCTGCAGTTGAGCTTTGTACGACATAGTGTTTCTCCTTGATGCTGCATAATGTGCGTGCCGGCGAACGCCCAGGCGCTCGTTGCTACGCATGACGCTGCCCGTAGGCCAGCGAGGCCGGTTGTGCAGGCAGCGTCTTGAACTTTGGTTTATTTCCGGAGAGTCAGCAGCTTGAGTCGCGCTTCATACTGGCTGAGGTTATTCTCTGTCGCGACGCCGTGGTCGCAATCTTCAAAATCACAGTCGGGCGTCAAACAACCGGCGCAATTGCCATCCAGGCAAGACGCGCACGGACATTGGCACACCGGATC